TGTATATTGTTTCTAATTTCATTAATTATTTTTAACGTATTATTAGGGACTACTTGGGCATCTTTAGGTACGTTATTTCTTGCTATATCATGCATTAAACTAATTCTTTTTTCTATTTCAAATAATTCCCCTTTAGGAATTATACTGTTGTAAGCTTTATCTAACTCTCCTACTACTTTTGTTGCTATTGTAGCATTTCTTTTTTCTACATTGTTCCCAATAATTGGTAGTCTATTTAGAAACTTATCAGACATTACTATAGCCCTACTCTTATTTATCATAGAACTTTCTAAGGGAATATCTAAATCTTTTGTAGCTGTTGCAAGTTTAGAATCTATATTATTTTTATTAAACCCAACTAACTTTGGAGCTTTTCTAGCTCCTACAGTTGTAATTAACTGTGCAGCAATACCGCCTCCTATACTTTCTGGTGCTGATGCTCCTTGATCAGCCAAATAAGAAGTAGTTGCTCCAGCAGCTCCAGCTCCTGCGATCTGGCTTTTCTCCAAGTTACCCATAAAGTTACCGACCTTAGCAATTCCTCCTTTAGCAGCTTTACCTATGCCTCCACCAGTGGCAAACGAAGCTCCGTATTTTAAACCTTCATTGATATACTTCTGATCTTCTGGGGTTTCTGTATATCCGCCAGTTAATTTATCGATACCTTGATCTATACTCTCCGTTGCAGAAGGTATAGTAGGAAGTTCTGTCGTATTTAGATAACCTGCATAATCAGGATTGTAAGCTACCAATTCTTCATATACTTGTTTTACTTCATCAGGTAAATTCTGATTATGTCTAGCTAAGGCGTTATGAAGAGAGGCAGGAATATTATAAGCTAACGCAGCGGTATCAGGAATTGAGCCTAATGCTCCAGCTGTTATAGCTTTACCAGCAGAAGCAGCTCTGTTGCCCAATGAATATTGTTTTTCAGGAGATTCTTGTGGATTTGGTATTATTTCTGCATCAGTTCCATCCCAGAAATTAGATGAATTCGATTTTGTCTCGAGTTGAGCAATATCTTGCTTTACCTCTGGTATAACTGCATTTTTATTAATTTGAGGTGGTAAAACAATCTCTGCGTCAGTACCCTCCCAGAAGTTACTCTTACTCATTAATTATCTTACCACCCTTTTTTACCAATTCATCAACATGATCTTCAGACACCGAGGCTATTGTTCCATCAGGAGCTTGTATTGTTACTTTAGGTGTATAATATTGCTTAGAAAATGTTTTATACTCATTATCATCATGTTTAAAAACCGATTCGTCATCAGGAGAACCTTGATAGTTACTTTTTCTTAACCCTTCCTCAGTTTTTTTGTAACGATATATAACTTTTAAAGCTTGTTCTCTATCAAAAGCAACTCTCTTTAAAGCAGCTTGGGGATTTTTATCAACGTTTGGTACAGTTTCTAAAACTGTTAAAAACTCTTTTGTAGAGGGGTTTGATCCCCCAGCTTCTTTAACACGAGCAAAATATGCCGCCTTAGCCATATCAGCTAAAGTAGCAGACTCATTATCGCCGCTAATATACTTAGCCCAAGTTCTTTGAGCAGTGGCATTTAAAGTACTACCAGCTTGTCCTTTCTTATTAGCTTCTTTTATCAATGTTTCTAGGTCATTAAGAGTAGATACTAAAGCTTCAGCGTTTATTTTATTTTCTCTTTGTTCTTTAATATGATTTAAATTATGATTGGCCACTTCCTTATTATATGGTTTTTCTGGATTGTCCATCTCATGCCTTGTTTTATCAGTCTCAGCCTTAAACAAATCAGCATGAGCGTTATTCATCTTTGCGCTAGATTGCTTTTGAGCAAGTTCTGCTTGCTGTATTGCTTGAGTATTTTCCCATATATTTTTAGAATAGGGGTCAAGAGTTCTCATAACATAAGGAGCTTGTTCACCAAATGCTTCTGTTGCGTATTCTCTTAATATGTCTGGTATACTATAACCAGTAACAACACCATCTTTTGCATAGAATATTCTCCTGCTATTAACGTCATAATTATCAAACTCACCAAGGTTTAAACCAAAAGCTTTTTGATATTCTCGTCCCAACTCTCTTGCTACGCCTTGAGTTCCTAATGCATCTCTAGCCATACTTCCCTCGCCTAATGCCATTAAACGAGTAATATTATCTCTAACAAACTTTGTTCCAGTAAAAACTCTTTGTCGTTCCTGCTGAGATTGAGCTTCTAATTCAGCTGCTTTTGCGGTAATTTGACCAGCCTGTTCTAGTATTGGTGATAACCTGTCTTGTCTTTCTTTGTTAACTGCACCTTGAATACCAGAGGCAAAACCACCCATCATAGCATTAGCCATTCTTTGTTGAGGTCCTTTTGCTGGTTGGTTACCTAATTGTCTTAATGACTCTGCTAAAGGTTCAGCCCAATGCGGCTGATTTACAAGATCTTGATAGTTCTTGGCTTGGTTTAAAAATGGATTTGGATTGCTAAAATTATCTCTCATCTTTGTCATACTTTGATACCTTAACTCATTGAAAAACCACCATTTATCGGTGGAAGCATTGGTATTGGTTTTATACCTCTAGATTTCTGTTCTGTTGTAGAAAACATGCTATTACCAAGATTAGTACCCAAATTGCCTAATAGATTAGTACCAAATTTAGCGCCCATTTCTCCCCAAGGGTTTGCTCTCATTCCATAACGCTCTAATTCTACAAAGTTATTACGAGCTATAGCAGTATTCTCTACGTCTCTTGCTCCTATTGCATGTGATGTTCCTTGATTGAATAAGTCTGCTCCAGCAACTAACATATTTTTTCTTCTATTCTCTAAAATTCCCTTATTGGCAAATTCAGTATAAAGTCTTTGTTGGTTAGCTTGCAATTCTAGAGCAGCTTGGGCTGCTACACTTTGTTGTTCTAGCCTTTGAACTTCTAAATCAGCTTGCATATCTTGACCTCGTAATTTCAACTGATTAGAGGTCTCAGTAGCAAATCTGTTTAACTCTACTCCTGCTTGCTGAGTTAATTGATCGCCTCTTTTTTGCAAATTACCTATTGCTTGTTGCTTTAATCCTTGTGCAAGCTGGGCTTGTTTTAGTTCTGCTTCTGCGTAAGCGTTAGCTTTTTCTCTAGCTAGGGATACTTGTACACCAAATGCAGTAGAGCTATTAATTAGCCCCATCTTAGTAAGTTTTTGATCTATAGCTTGCTGTCTGAAGTCAAAACCTCTATCTAAAGCACCCTGTACAGCGTTTCTATATGAAGTAATCAGCTCTTGATTCTGAGGTATTAAATAAGGACTAGTGGCTTCCATTTGTTCTATAGCTGCGCCAAGACGCGTCATTGCTTGACTTAATGCCACTACTTCTACAGCTCTTTCATCGATATTACGTCCTCTAATTTGACGCAAGGCTGGTAAATTTACGTTAACATTTCCAGCATCAACTGGTCTATCTAGATCTATTCTCCCTGAATTATTACCGAATGTTAAGGCAACTTTTCCATCCGTTCCTCTGATAATATCTAATTGATCACCAGTTAAAGAATCCATAACGCTGGCAAAGTTTATTGGCGGTATTTTATTAGCTATTCTTTGTGATTCTGGGGCTTCTGTTTTTATTGCTGGTGGATCATCTGATGATGAAGCTGCAAAAGCTCCAACTGCTGCGGACGCTACTGCGCCTGCTATCATTGCTGGTACTCCCATAGTGAACCTCCTCGTAAGTTTGTATTTTTATTACATAATACCTTAAAAGACTTAATAATTCAAGCGATAGGGATAACTGATGGAACTAGAATATATGCTGAGTAATTTATATAATTAGTTGATTTAAAAAATTTGATACAATAAGATCTCTGATAAACAATTTATTACATAAAATGGATAACGAAAATAAGTTAACAATAAAAATTAGTAATAACCAACCAGTTGAGTTAAATCAACTTACTGCTGCTTTTAATGCTTTTGGTAACCAATATGATAGTTTTTTAAGACGGAGCGACTTATTTGAATGCGATAAGAATCAAAGAAAATTATATATTTCTAAACTAGAAAGCGGTTCTATATATGCTGAATTACTTCCGGTAGCAATAGAGGCTATTAATCAATTAAATTCAGTAGTAGAATTTGGTACTTACTTACAAACCTGCTATGATTTTTTTTTAGGAAAAAGTAAAGAAGTAAAATATAGTTTTACTAAAAAAGATCTTATAGAATTAGCCGACATAATTAATCCAACTGCGAATGATTATGGTAGTCGTATAACAATAGATGTAAAGGGCAATAATAATACTAATATAATTAATATTGATTATACGAAAGCAAATGCAATACAAAATGGAATAAATAAGAATTTAACTAACTTATCTGAAGAAAAGCCAAGACAATATATCAAAGTGTTAATGTATTGGGCTAGTGCTAATTTTAGTGAAAAACATAATAATACTAGTGGTAAAGTAATAATCGAAGATATAGATAAAAAAGCTAAAAAAATTATTTTTGAAAATGAGAATGATAAAATATTAGCTATGTCCTCTAATAACAAATTCCCCAATAAAAACTGGCAAGACTTGTGTTACATAGTAGATGTTCAAGTTTCTTATATAGGAGAAAATCCAAATTTATATAAAGTCACTAAGTTATACGCGGAAGATACCTATGACCCACAAGAAGAATAATTACCTTAACATCATATAATAATATTTATTAGGTACTTCGTTATAATACTGCTCAAAGCCAAAAAATTCAAGTAATCTACGACTGTTTTTGTGAATTAGAGTACTATACAATATATTTAAATCATATACATCTCTTGCAGTATCAGTAACGGCATAGTATATATAGCCCGCAAGTCTTTTAGTTAACCATCTGCAACGCCATTTTTCTATTATTTCTAAATGCACTTGTCCGCCTTTTGGATCTTTTGGATGCGGTACGACTATAATATCACCGACATGTTCTTCGCCGTTTTTAATAGAAAAAGAAAAAATATAACCTTCTATATCTTCATTTCTGATAAGATTCATTATCCACCCAAATTAGTCATTGCTTGTTGTACGTCTGGAGTAAACCATCCTTTCGATAATTTATCGGGCATGACCTTATCGCCTGTAAGCTTTTCACCGAATCTCCAATTAGCTGCATCTATCCCGCCAACACAAAAATATGCCTCTTGCTCTGGGTTATAAGGCACTAAATGAGCGTCCGTAATAGATCCTTGCGCTACATGACGAGCGTATATAGGAGAACTAGTAGGCTCACGATAAGGATAATAAGATAAAGGCTCATAAAATGCCGTGCTAAATTGTATACTTCCGTCTAAAAACTTCTCTACAGGCATGCTACCATCGGCAAAATGCTCTACGTGAATATTATCTTTAGTATTTTGGTTTAATACTAAACCATAAAATATTCCCATATGCCGATAATCTACTATACCATCGATAATTTTATCGTTAGTTATATTATTATCCAGTATGTGCTGAGTCTCAATAGAGTTATCTAATACGTTATGAGTAAATACGTTATTCTGAAAATTCTCAATTGCAATTTCGCCAAGTTGATTGCCCGTAATACTCGCTGGAGTAACATGGTTGTCGGTTATTTTGCTCCAAGTAGGGACATTTGGAAACTGTGACAATAAAACCATATCGCTATTTGCTGGAGTAATGGCCGTAAGATTACCTGCTAAATTGCTACACAATACAGAACCTATAGTTACTTTTACTATTTTATTTAAATTTAGAGAATGATCGTCTATAGCATTGTTGTCAATCATTTGCCATCTAGTGCTGCCGTCACCGACATTTTCTAAAAATGCCCGATCACTTCCTATTACTCCAGCAGCTGCGCCAGATATTAAAGCATCTATCGCAGGTTTTAGTTTATTGTTTAAATAAGTAGCTATTAGGTTAAATTGAGCATCAAAATCATTAGCGTAGATAGTTTTATCTACCTGCTCTACTTTATCCTTAAAAAAGTTTAAATCTCTCGTAATATTGTCCATATTAGTTCAAACCTCCTTGTTTTAATCGCTCTCTGAGTGCTGGAGATAACATATGTTTTCCTATATTAGCTCTAGGAACTCCGCCTGTCCCTGTATCCCTAGTTATATCAAAACTTCCCGCTCTTATATGATAAGCCATAAATGCTGGGTTAAAAGTATCAAAAGGATTACGCCCAGGAGGCCATGACCCATCTGGTCGTTGTTTTATAACTGAGCAATACCAGTCCCCAGTTGCGGGATAAACTACACTATTATTTGGTATTTTATTAAGTGGCATTTGTTGACCGCGTCCGCTAATCAGACAATAATCAATGCTGTTATTCGGTATATGTCTTGCAACAATAGAATTAGGCTTAAACAATAAATCTACTGTTCTAGTAGCCATTAAAGCATTACTAATGCAAGTACTGTCATATATTCTATCTTGCAAGTAATTAGCATTAAAAATATTATTTTGCATATGCCTTGTCTCTACAGAATTTATATCAAGAGGTTTTCCTAATATACCGTCAGCTAAATGATTTGCCGTTAAAGTCATCAGTGCTATTTTACCAGAAGTAATAGTATGGTCTTCAAAATTATCAGCAGTTATTAATTTCCATAATGGATTAGTTCCTATTCTACTATTTAGTATTTGATTATTTGCGATCGGTGTTACTTCTCTAAAAATTGTGTTATTAGCCGAAGCAATAACTGAAGATGGGGTAATATTTGCAAATTTCTGTAAAGATAAAGAATAATTTGGAATAGTATAACTATCAATACGAGCGAACCTCGTAGTGCCGTCACCTACGTTTTGTAAAAATGTTCCAGCGTTTCCTATTATTCCAGGTATGGCTTTATTTGCCAAAGTTTCTACTAAAGATTTTACCCTTATATTTAAATACTGAACCAGTTCATTAAATTGAGTATCAAGCTCATTTGCCGTAATAGGAATATTACGGTCTCTTACGCTTTGAAAAAATGCCGTATCTCTTATATACTCTTTTAACATACTTAAAAACCTAATGCAGCACGAAGTTGTGGAGTTAAATGTTCTGGACCTATAGAGCCGTCAGCTACAAATGATATAGCATTATTGCTAAAAGCATACTGTGTTCTATACCACAATCTTTTGCCGTCTATTGAATTTGCAGCAATATGTTCACTTTTAAATCCCTCTCTTTTGTTATCTAGAGTTGGAACATTTAGTTTTGCAATCGGTAAAAAATATTGAGGAAGTATGTTGCCATCGTAACTATAAGGATCATAACTTATCCAAGGAGCTAATCTAGCTACATCAGTTCCGCTCATACCTTCAATTGAAATAATTCTATTCCAATCATTATAAGTCATTGGTGCTAGAAAATTATCAGGCATTATATTTTCCCAGAGCTTATCAGTGAAATCAGCTTCTAACGCGAGGGTAAGTTTATTTATAGTTAAGCCATCCCCGTCTGCCGCTTTCCCTAATTTTGCGGTTGTAATTACATTCTGATGGAACTTTGTTGCTACTAACGAATTATCAGCAATTTGTGTTTGTAATAAGTATGCAGGTAAATTTTGGTTAGTAATTGTCTTCTGGGCAATGCTTACTCCTGTAAGACCCCTATCTAACATATTATCACCCGTTAACTTTTTCCAAATAGGAGTGTTGTTATTTCTAGATACTAATACTTGATTATCGCTAGTAGGCGTAAGCACATTAAAAGCCCCTTGATTATCAGCTGCTATAATAGAACCTACATTGTTTTTATCTATTTTTTGTAAGGTTAAGCTGTTATCAACAAATACATCATTAGTAATAGCACTCCATTTAGTAGTGCCGTCTCCAACATTCTGATAGTATTTATTTACATCAGCTGGGTTTATACTACCTGGCACGCTATCTTTCGATAACTGGTCTAATATCGGCTTAACTGTTTTATTGATATATTCTCCAATTAAATTAAATTGGGAATCTATAGAATTTGCTTCGATCTTATCCTTGGTAGTAAAATAATTGCTTATTCTTTTGAATTGGTTAATTGGCATTAACTACTCCTCCAGTTAGAAATAGTTTGTCAAATATGAATTGATCTGAAGCTCTTCCACTTAACATGATCATAAACGCATCACCGCTAAAACGCATTACCTCATAAGGAAAGTCGCCCTCACGATAAGCGTATCCCACAAAACCAAAACGTGCTACATCGTATAATCCGCCAATTTGATCTACTAATATGTTTTCATTAAAATACTCTGCATCATTATAATCTACATAAGCCTGTACATTAATTGTAATAGGGGCCAAAGTTCTACATGCAATAAATACGGCCTCGTTATTCCACGTAGTATCTGGATACATCCAACCATATTGTATACGCCAAATCATTGCACCTTTGCCGTATTCTTCATAACTTTGGGTTTGTATTTTATCGGCATATGCTAACAACAATCCATTGTCCATCCCCAAAAATAAATCTTGAGATACAGGATCATAATAAAAACTTCTGCTATCAGCAAAATTTTCACTAAATATTGTCCATGCTCCATTTGCGCTAAGCTGATATATAAAACAATCATATTTCAGTTTGAATCCAAAATATCTACCATAAGGATACAGAAATGAACGTAAAGCTAAATAATCACGCTCTGTCTCTATAAATGCTAATTGGCTCTTTAAATGTTGGTTAATTGAATCTGAGAAATTATAAGAAAAGGCTAATTGTTGGTACTTGTTTATTGAGCTTACAGATACGATGCCGTATTTTGATAAAAAGACAAAATCATTAGGTATTTCTACAAATAAAGACTTTTGTAATATGCCGACTGGCACTGTCATTTCCCATTGAAAATCTGGTAACTGAATATTCTGACCATCGTTAATTGTAGTAGGATCGTCACCAGACCATATTTGCGTTGTTTCTCGTCCCATGAATAATACTTTTCCTTGAAATGGTATTATAGCTTCTAGATTATCTGGAATATAAGTATTGTTTGCTAAGTCTATAAAATCGACTTCATTAGTAGCTTGATTAAACCAACCTGTAACAGATTTGCGCTCTAGAGCATAATATACCTTCATAGCTGAGCTTACAGGTCTAAACTGATTCTTATAACTTCTACCTTCCGCTAGTGCCCATAACCTATCATTAGCTACAGATAAAAAGTTAAAGTGTGGTAAATTTTTCTCATAAAGTATTGTTCTTATATTATCTTGTGGAACAGCTGTTAAAGTTAATGTTACTGCAACCAAATTATTTGCAGGAGCTTCATATGCTATATTTGCAACATTAATTGTTCTTCTCTCTGTCTGGCTTATCAAAGTTAGCGGTGTACCTACAACTACATATGTTTGCATTTCAGCTAAAAATAATTGTGGTATATTAAAGGTTAGTACTGCTCCGTTTTTAGTTATATTACCGCTTAGCAATATAGAAACATTACCTTTTAATTCACGTATATTATTGCCGTCATACACGTATACGGGATCAATTCCATTAGCTATTAACAGCTTACCTTGATAATTGATATGAGATATAATAACGTTGGGATCTAGATTTTCTAAAAGAGGTACTAAATTAAATGTATCGTTACTATTCAATTTGTATAATGCTGCTCTTTCTATCCATAATGCAAAATTGTTTACTCCAAATGGATCAACTGAAAAGTCTTTATCAAAAAAGTCATAGGGAAAAGGTAAATTAAATTTAATACTGTTGTTAGGCAAATCTATAACAACATTTGTAATATCAGCTCCATCAGAAAACGAATCTTGACGAATATAAAAATATGTTCCGTTAAAAATAGCTCTACTTAAATAAGCTTTCTGCTGGTCATCTAATGGAGTAGTATCAATAATAATTCTAGTTTCATTTGGATTACCTATAATTCCATCTAATGTAACGTTATCCTGTATATTTACATAAGGCAAATTACTTACATAATTCTGATATACTATTTTCTCAGATTTGCCATTGTCGCCTAGATGAGACATAACAGCTATTTGACTTCTAAAAATTCTATTTGGATTAAAAGGTACTTGCGCCACAAATCTTGTACCATAACGCAAAGTACATGTATTATTATCGCTTACCAACATGTTTTGCATATACTTTGCAAATTCTGGATTATTATCAATATTCAGATTCATCCCTTTATAAGGAGCTGGTAACTTGACATGTTGATAATATCCTTGAAACATACTAATCACCCATAGAAAGTTTGTAAATTTTTCTTAACTCCTTCCCAGTTCACTAATTGATATTTAATTTTTTCGCTATACCCTTTACCACTGACATATAAGTAATAAAGTGCGCCATGTACCAATCCTAAATGATGAGGTTCTGGGAACAAAGGAGTATCAATTTGAGTATCTGGATCAGTAACGTTTTCTACTAACGTTTTACATGCTGGGACTACTATCAAAGTAATATATTTTTTAGCTATTCCATCGTTTGGGTCATTAGCAATCGGTAAGGAATTATTTTTACCGACCCCAATAGTGTTGTTTAGTAATGTATAACGTCCAATAGGAATATCTAATATTTTGTCTAAAGTACATTTTTGTAATTGCACTTTATCGGCAAAAATTGCTTTTATATAATAATACGACATAGGTAAATTGCCTATGCCGTTATTATCTAAATAAATGTTAACTGTTTGATAAAATTGATCGCTATTTATTAGTATTTGCCAAAGTTCTAAATTGGCTAAATTTAAGTAGCGTAAATAGTTCTCACGTTCTTTTAGCGTAAGATTACTTCTACTAAAACTCAATTGTCCTACTAAATCAATTAATTGTGTAACATTCATCAACAACTAATAGGGGCGAATAACGCCCCTACCTCTTAAGTGTAAATTAACAAGATACTTGCTATTTTATTTTGAAATAACGCTTGGTTACCATTAGGTATCTTGACTACTAAAGCATCTTTAATAACCGAAATCAAAGCAAGCCCTCCTCCGACATTAATCCATGAAGGAGTTGGAGTATTATTGTTTTCTGTTGCATTGGTATCATATACACCCATTATAGCAGCGCCTAATACGCCTTTATTAAGTGTTATACCTAATTTGTTTAACGGAGTTCTTACATAATTATCCACACCAGCAGTTAGAGCTCCAGTAAAGCTTACTTGTACAAGCTTACCTATTACTTGATCGGTAAAAGTATTTACTGTCGTAATATTAGTAAACCCGTTACCAGCAGCTGCATTTCCTGTAGCTCCTGCCGTAGTAGGGTTACATCCACCCCAAGTTGATCCTGTAATACCAGTTGTAGCATTAGCATCGTTAGTAGCAAGAACTGGTGCAGGAGTAGTAATACTATATCTATTTGATATTAACATAAAAAATCTCCTAACTAATTTTAACAAATGAGTGAATAATACCGTTATCCACTAATAACGGATTTTTACCTTTAAGCGCAGGATTACCTTTTGAAGGATATTTAAGTGCTTTTAGTCCGCTAATTTCAACATGTGCAATACCTTTATGCATTCCGTAATCTCTTTCATCGGTTGCAAAAGTAGGAATTGAACCCATAGCAAAACCTATAGCAGAAGCCCCGCATAATGCAGAGTATGCAACTTGAGTATTACCATTACCGCTTGTGGTAATGAAATTACTAAATTCATCAACTACGATAACATCTACGCCTTCTATAGAGCCTTTATAGGCAGAACCGTATAATGTTGAAGGTTGATATTGGTTTTCAATAACCCCTCTTATTACTTGATTTCTCCAATCAGCATCATTATCACGCATATGAGAATATGTCTCAGGAGCAACAAATAGGATATATCTGTTATCCGCATAACCATTATGAGGATTTACTACTCTATAAGGTCTAATAGCCGACTCTTTGTAAGCAGTAGCAGTTCTCCCGCCAGTACGTGCCAAGTTAACTAAACGTACAATGTGTTTTACAGACATAGTATGTCCGTTTGCTACTGAGAAGTTAGCTGCTCCATTTACGGCCGCCACAGTAGCCTCGTTTGTTCTAAAATCTTGACCAAACATTAATCTTTGGCTTGATACTGCATCACCTGCTCCGTTATTAGCATCAATTCCCGAAGCGATCATATATGCAGCGATATCGGAATATGCCCAGTCGTAATTTATTAGGTTACGATCACCTGTAGTAGTAGGTGTAAAAGCTAGTCCAAAAGATGAAACAACTCTTTTAGTATTAAGTAATGAAGACTGATACAACAAGTCATCTCTAACGTCACTATCAAGCTGAGCCTTTGTTTGTAACTTTAATAATTGCTCATTAGTAATTCTGCTAGCAAATCTTAAGTTACCTATTCTAACTTCATCTGTGACGTAAGTGATTTCGCTTTCATCACCAGCTAATTGCTCTTCACCTCTTTTAACAATAGGCATAAAAGTTTGACGTGTAGGGAATACTATTGTATCGCCCTGTCCTTTTTGTTCCATAATGTTATGGATGATAGAGGTACTACCGCCCATAAATTTACTAAATTGTGTATTGTTCCTGTATTCTTTCAAATACGGAGCTAATACGTTTTTTTCAAACAGTTGTGATTGAAAAATATTATTACGATCTAAAATCGCCATAATTATTACCTCGTATTAATAATTAATAAAAATTAAACTATAAAATTGGATTCAAAAATGAAATCCGAATGTTAAAAAATATTAACTTATAGCGATAAGCTATAAATTTTTATTTGTACAATTCATTCGGACGGGAAAAATCTAGGTGAATTTTAGAAGGAAGAAGTTAAGGATGCATATAGGGAAGTACAAAACGTCTATTTGCAATCCGACAACGCTTCTAAACTTTCAGAAGAAATGCCGTCTGGCTTAACCGAAGCGCCAAATGTCTGATAATGACTTATTATCTTTTTTTGTTGCTTCTTGAGCCTTGGAATTTATAGAACGATTATAAACAATATCTGTAGTATTATCAAGGTTTTTCTCTAATTCATTAATTTTTGTTTGTAGCTTTTCGTTTTTTTCATTTAGAGATTTAACATAGTCAATAATGCCGCCATGCTTTTCGATTCCTTTATATAAATTATTGTATAATTGTTCACCCATGGACATTATTTGATCAATAGCTATGTCGGCTGATTCTTCTTCAAAATATACAGATAGTTTTTCCTGCTCTTTACTTCCAAGCATAGGCCAGAAATAGAAGAATGCATTATACTTATCCTCTGCATTTTCTACTTTTGCATATTTCTTAAAAACAGAAAACTCATTATCAAGTTTCTCTTTAACATTATTAAATTTTGATTTCTCATTTGAGCTAGTAGTTTCTTCTGCTGCATCTACATTATCAAAGTATGAGAGTACATTATTTAATTCGTCTGGAGTCATGATTTCATCCTCATTAAGCTTTTTTAAGAATTCACCTACTTTCTTTTTAGCATTAACATAGGCTAAATTCTTTTTATGACCCCAGTTTTGAGATTCATCTAATCTCTTTTTTAGTTTTTTAATTTCTTCTTCGTAATTCTGCTTCTCTTCTGCGCCTTTATCATCTGTTTTAGAATTAGTTAATTTTTCTTTAGATTCTTCTAAATCAACTAATTCCTTTGTAGTTTCTTCAGATACGTTTTTTTCATTGTTTGACACTTCAGTATCTCCAGTGTCAGTATTATTATTTGTAAAAATATTTGCTAGCTTATCAAAGTTTACAGCTGTATTAGTAGTTTCCATATTATTCTCCTATTTGCGGTGTTTGTGTTTGCCCAGATAGCAATCTTAAATATTCTTCTGATAATTCATTGTATTTTCTTAAACCCAGTTCTTTTAGAAATAAAGCAGATGACATAGCAAATCCTGGATTGTTTGAGTTTAATAACTCTGCGAATTTTGCCCTTTCTTCTTCTACTGAAGAATTAAAATTAGGTACAACATCGGTATAGACTTCAAAATTAATAGTTGAAATTATATCATCTAGTGTTTTTAAATCACTATGACCGTCTTTGTAATAGTTAAAAGTATATTTAAAATCCTTAATACCTTTGATTGTATCTAGTAGTAATTGCCCTTCAGACAATAATAAATGATCATAAGCCATATTCAACGGATTCTGAACTCTAGCAGAATTTGCAGCTCTTTGTTGTATTGCTACTCCGCTTACGGCATTTGTTTGATTTCCTTTTAACTCATCAAACAGATAAGTAGATTGTTCAAATTCAATATCTATTCTTTGTAACAAATTAAAGAAATAAGGCAAAGTTTGCTCAGGTGTATATAATTTTGCATCTTGTGGGTTAGGTGAAATTATTACTGCAATCTTTTGTTGTAACTTATCAATCCATTTGTTTTCGGTAGCTTCTATGTCGGTAGTAATACTACTAGAAATTAATATTTTTTGATCGATACCATGTATTGTTTTTGTCCATATATAATTCAGAGCCTGCGATAAAGGAATTAAATTATTGACCACACCATAAGGCATTCCTGTGTAATCTCTTCTTAAACATAAAGGAAGTAATGGAAAGTATTTTTGATTAGGTACTTGTTGTTCTATAGCTCCGTGCTCTAATAGCATACTATCACAAAATACACCTTTAAAAATTCTTGTACCCGTCTTTTTCAAGATATTTGCTTTTGATTCTGATTTATTGATCGCTATTTCTTCACTAAAAGTACTAAATACTTGTTCTAAAGGAACACCGTCATCAGATGGAATTATTGTTGTTGATTCAAAATAATCAGCATCTGTTTTATAGTAAACCTCAACAATTCTAATCGTTTTTCCTTTAGTCCATAAACTATTATCCATATCCCAGTTATTTTCGGTAATATCCGAAGATAATTGCGTATTGACTTTATCTACTAATTGTTCAAAAAATTTTGCATATTTAGGATAACGTCTTTTTAAAATAGGAACGGCTGCAAAGTAGCTACGACAAATAAAATTCGATTGTTCTAATCTTGGTGATATATCATCTGGGTCCCAGTATACTTCTCTAGGATCAACATAATCATAAAAGAATTGATCATTTTCATAACCAAAGTGAGACCATCCTATACCGCCAATTAAAGCAGACGTATATTTTAATGATGAATAGAATGAAAAATCATTCTGTGTTTGAATTACATGGGCCATATAACTCAAGTAGTCTGCTAGCTCTTCGTGTAAAGGTTGATCAGTCGTAGATTTAAACCCTATTCTTTTATTTGATTGTATTTGAAGACTTGAATAAGCGTTAATTAGCGGTTCAATTCTGTTAATTGTATAAGGTGTAGCTTGTATATCTTCTATTTTTTGTAAGACTTCTTCACTCCACTGATCACCACAATAGTGTTTTAAATTAGCTAAATATTGGTTTAGCCACTTTTGACGAAGACCACTATTTCTAGCATAATCCCAATAATCATTAAGATCTTGCAATATTTTTTGTTGTCCTAGTGTAAGCTCCATTATGTAATGACCTCATTTTCTTTATAACCACTGACAATACATGAGAATTGTTTAGAAAAACCATCTGAATAGCATACTAAGTTATCTCCGTCTAACATGCGATGCTCTACTACTTCTGCAGTGTCACCGCATACTACGGACAACAAATCAACACTTTGATTAGGTAAAATTAACCTATTAAAAGTTATATATGCCTCTTGTAAAGGGCTTTCTAATAATGCTATCGCTTCAAGCGTTACTCTAATATTTTCGCTAGAAGTATTGGTACAACGAATAGATTTTATAACTACGTTTCCTTCAGAGCTATATATAGGAGTTCTACTATCCGTTAGTTCCTTAAACAATATCCTTATCGGTGATATGAAGTTCATTACTTTGAATTATGTTGTCAATTAGCTCTTTTAAATCACTGTATTTCTCTGAAAATAACTTCATTTCTTCATCAGAAATCATCACTCCTTTATTTTTTGCAGCCAGTATTTGTCTTGCGCACTTTGTAAGAAAGTCAGACGTTAAATCTAGTTTTGTTATTATTAATGCTATTTCAGAAAATATAGCGTATTGCTTTATAGAGATTTCATTATTGTTGTCCATGTACACCCATAATTTTTTCTAAAGCTTCTATTTGTTCTTTAATCATAGCAATATCATTTAATAGAATTGCCCTACGGCTTTGCGTTGCTATTGTTGGTTCATCGGAAAAATAAAGAGCACCATCATAACACAAAGCATTAGCATACCTTGGTAAAATTTGGATTATTTCTATAGGATTTTGATTTTCATGCATAACTACCTCGTATCGTTATTACAATTAATATAAAGATAAATTAATACTTTTTCAATATTAATTATTGTTGGGAGGAATATAATCGGCTAGAAACTCTTTTAATCTTGTTATATCATCCTCAATTTCTTTTATAGCGATTTCAGCCGCATTCTTTATCTCAATAAACTTTGGATTATTCAAATCTACGTCACTACCAAATATTTGCCAAGTCCAATTTCTTAAATTTTGAGTATCTGACATAAACCAAGAAAGATAAATTAATGCTTCTGGGTTCATTGGTTTTATTATTTGTTCTGTTATTTGATCATTACTATTATTTACTTTCATATTATTACCTTGTTTAAATAAATTCTACTACAACTCTACCATTACCGCCTCTTAAACCAGTACCACTTGATCCTCCTGCACGCCCTACTCCGTAACCACCTGAAAAATCACTATCTGATGAAGCAGAAGCTGATATGTTAACACCACTACTATCTGGAACAATATAAGTGACAGTTCTTCCAGGAAAGCTAGTGTTATCATAACCAGACCCACCGCCTGATGTTCTACCATCACCACCAGCACAACCTCCACCATAATACCCACCACCACCACCGCCACAATCATAGCTTTGTCCTGTAATAGTTGCACTAGCTCCAGCTCCTTGTAAAAAACCTGCTTGTGTAAATGGAGATGGAGGTGACGGAGCTGATATACCCCCACTGCTTTGAGTTCCGCCAGTACCTGTATATCCTCCATCCTGTCCATTTGTTCCCCCACCTGCACCAAGCCCATTAGTAGAATAACCAGAACCTCCTCCGCCACCACCAGCTATTGCCAGTATAGTTCCGCTAGATGAACCTATTCTTACTTCGCTTCTTCCGCCACCTGCTCCAGGATATGTATCACCAGAAATACCCCAACCTCCGTCTGGCCATCCGCTTGTTCCAGCTTTAACACCAGAAGTACCGCCTTCCCCTCCCTGTCCAACTCTTATATACAAAATCTGTCCTATATAACTACTAGTATTGAACTCAAAAATAGTATAACCGCCAGCTCCACTACTACCTCCTCCATTATACAAACCTTGACCGCCACCACCGCCTAATATTTTTAATCTACATTTATTAGTACTACTAGCTATTATAGTTACTGTCTGTATTGTACCAGTGTAATCAAAGGTATACTTGAAAGTTGGAGCTGGAACAAATAATAGATTGTTAATAACTTGTAATAAATAAAGTTTTCCAGATTCTCCAGATATGCTAAAAATAAGACAATCAACAGTATTTGCAGTAGTAGATAAAGGCATTAAAGAAGAAGTGCTACCTGACCTATAGATATTATAGATATTTAAAGACCTATTACCTACTGTATCTTGTTTAACAAATAATTTAAATGTAGATACTCCTGTAGTATACCATGTAATATTATTTATTGTACAATTACCAGATAAAGTTAAAAAAGCTATATTACCATTAGTTGCATCCCAATTAATATTACTTGCATATGTTAATGTCTGATATTCGTCTGTTTTATTATCAACATAACTCCTACTCGTCGCAGAGGTTAAGCTAATAGGTGTTGATGGTAATCCAGTTATATCGTTACTCTGCATATTTAAAGGACTTAAAACTTGGATTGCGCTTGAGTTATATGTAGATAAACTATTACCTATTAATGTCCCACTGGTTGCGCTAACATTTCCACCCGTACTAGTTATATTTCCACTGGCAACTAAACTTGTTATATTGATCGTAGGTGATAAATTAATTAATGGATTTCCAGAAATTCCATCAGAATTAGTAATAGTTAAATTAGAGCCACCCGTCAAAAATCTATTAATATAATTATTAACACCTGTTCTAACTAAGAATCCAGTAGAAGAAAGAGCTGATAAAGCTTGTAACTCTGAACCTAAAGTTAGATTTATTGTGCCGCTAGTAGTAATTGGAGAACCTGTTACGCTAAGTCCAGTACCTCCATTAACAGCAACAGATGTAACACTACCACCAATAGGTACCCAGCTGCTACCATTATAATATTCAGGTAAGGTCATCTGTTACAAACTAGTATTAAACCTAAACATACCTACAGTTGGCGTTGATGGACGCTGCACTGTTGTTCCTGTTGGAATCGTAACTGAAGCCGTCCCTGGTATTACTGTATTAGTTGCCAAAGCAATCGTTGCTACTCCAGCAGTAACACTCACTGTAATTTGATTAGTCGTGCCTAAAATGGAAGTGAATGAGTTTTGATCGGTTTTTGCAAAAGTAAAACTATCTGTTCCGATTGTAGTTATAGACGAGGTAAGCATCCATAAACTTGCACTAGAAGCGGTGCCAGTGATTACAGATACAATATCACCCCTTATAGTTTGCAAAGGTGAATCATAGTCTGTAGCTCTTGTTAAAATCCAGTTTGTACTAACTGAACCGATATTAGTTACTGTATATATACCATTTTGTAATTGAGTAGCTTGATCTTTAACTAAAACCCTATTTCCTATAGCTAAAGCAACACCGTCAATACTTAATGCAGCTTGAGTACCAGAATTAGTTAATGTTGCTCCGACACCTACTGTACCATTACTATAAGTAGCTGTTAAATTAGCCGTAGTAGTCACTAGACAAGGATTTACATACCTTAAAGTATTTAACACCCAGTTCTCGGATGCTAGTGAATACCAAGCTGTTCCATCGTGAAATTCCTGTTTACCAACAGGCAAAGTTAATTGAGCCATTTTATCCTCGTAAGATACTAAATTTCTATGTTATATCTTAGCATACCTTGTTCCGGAATGCTAGGCCTTTCTAAAACGTTTCCAACAGGAATTTTTATATATTCCTTGCCTGTAAAACGTGGATTTGGTGTAAAAACTGTTACGATTATATCACTACCGATATTAGTACCAATTACATCTCCTGCTACACTTAAATTATCAATACGTGTATTAGCATTATCGGCTGAACTTTTAGCCGATGCAGCAGTAGCAGCGGCTGCTCCTATTGCTCCGCTTATACTCAGCCCTACTGGAACAATAGGTATTAAACTATATGGTAACATTTGTTCTGTAAAATAAGCTATGCCTGCTGCAATTGCAGCGGCCTCTGCTGCTGCGGCTTCAGCCGTTGCAAATGCTTTTGTTTCTATTATTTCTTCCTGTAAACTCAAAGGATCTACGTAGTCATCAAGAAGAGGTATTTTACCTCCTGAGGCAATGCTAACAACCCCAAGTGAGTTACTTTTTAATATTCCTCCTGGGGCTAAATCAGACAACCCTTGCGCACTAGGTATCTTAGTACTTGGACGTTGCATGATAAAAGTTAGATCTGGCATATTATCTTCTGGTAGTCTGTCGGATCTAATTAGAAGTTTTGCTATATCATTTCCATCTGCATCTTGTTGAAGAGGTCTAATTAATGCTAATTTCATATTAACTACTGGAGAAGATACATCAACATAATCTTTACCTGCAATGGCTTTAGATAAAGTTCCTGTTCCGTTATTAACAGTATTTTTTAATAAGCCAGTTTCTAGTGCACCAAGCGATTGTGCTTTAGTAAAAGTATAAGTCGTTCCAAGTCCATATAGTTGTTTCAACGGCTCAGGAATAAAATACATTTTGGGGTTTTCCCACGTAAAATCTACTGTAGAGCTTCCTACAATAAAATTAGCATTATCAAATCGCTTCATTATTTGCGCGGCTCTTACTTGTGTCATAGCAAGAGAAGATGACACATCAGTGCCTGTTGGATTACCTAACGTATCATATTTTGTAGCATAAATTTGGGGCAAGAACGGACCAGACATCACCCAATCAAACGGAGATAAATAATCAAAAGTTGGGTTTGGTATTCTGAAATCACCAGTAATAGGGCTAATTGGATTAGGGAAAACAGCTTCTGCTAAAGGAGGTAAGTTAATAATGCCAATATGCAGCTGTTCCACTGGTTCATTATTATAGTCTCCTATCCATATTCTATTATGGTCTAATTTGTTTAGCTCTTCAAACCCACCTAATTTTCTTCTTAAATCAATAATATCTTGTCTAATATCTATTAATATCGGCGACGGCATACCTATATTGTCCTTATCACCGACAATAATATATCCTTGATCTACCTTAATTCGACCAGTGACTGGAGAGATAAAATTATACAAAACATCGTATTTCACTTTGTGGTACTCATGCTGTTAAGTGTGATAGGATACTTGATATATTTTCACTTTCATTTGCATAATGCGTGTCAACCAAATTAGCTAACTGAGCAAACCATTCTGTGGTACTATTATCCATTTCATTTTGGAATTCAGGAGGAAATTTTGGTTGAAACTTATAATAATATACATCTTTAGCAAGACGACTACTCAAGTAGTCTAAATAGTACCTACTCCACTCTTCAGCTCCAGTCATAGCAATATTCATAATACTAAATAGTACTTCTACAGCATGAGCCGTACCTGTTTGTGAACTAGAGCCGTCAAAGCTCATATTACCGATACCTGTTCCTACGTCTACTATTACTATCCTGTTTGCATTCGGCTTTACACTCATACCAACATTCACAGCAGCTAGTATTGGGTCATTGGCATATACACCGCCATCAATATAATCATGTCCGTTAAAAGTGTGCGCAGGTAAATAAATAGGTGCTGCACTTGTTGCTCTGCATACATTTACAATACTTTCCGTTTTACCTATGAAATAAGCAGGGTCATCAAAATTAGAAAATACTACATATCTACTCATATCTTGTTCAAATGATGGAATAGTTATATAAGTTTTAAGATTTGCTAATGTATTAGTGCTGAAGTTTTCTACTAAAGTTTGTTGTAATATATTGCTTCCATAGTTTGAATCTTCATAAGCAGATTTATAAAATGGATCATTAGTCGCTATTAATCCAATTTTCTGTAATTCATTAGGTCTGTTTGAATCTTCACTTGCATTATGACTACCAGATGCAACATCCGCAGCTGTTCTAATAGTAAAAATACGTTTAGCTTTTTGTAAAAAGAAACTTTCCATTTCATCGGGGGTTTTGCCGTAAGCATAACCGCACGCTAATATTCCGCCGATTGAAGTACCGCACATAACATCTGCATATTTCCAAAAATCTGCTTGCGCTATACCCCATTGATGTAGAAACTTTTGCATAAAACGATTAGAGCCGTAACCTTTTGAGCCACCACCACAAAAACTAAATATTCTTATTGTATTTCTATCCATTTAAAAAATCCGTGTTTTATTGTATCCATAAGAAGAGTTTGAATTTCTTGTTTTTGCTAAATGTAAGCCGTCTAACATAACAAACTCTAAAGCGTTCATGAGGTGATCATTACCTTTTTTAATTTTACCTTCTTCATCTCTACAATACATACGCCACTCATCTAAGAACTTACGACAACTAGAAAATACCTTAAATCTTCCAGTTCTTATACGTTCTAATACCTTATCTACTGCTAGCTCTTTTGCGTATTTGCCGAGTGTAATATACATTCCTACTTGTCTATATTCATCGATCAACCTTACGCCGTCTCTTTGACTGCCTTGATTAACTGCCGGATCGCATACTCCGTTCATCCAATCACATCCCATGGGTTTTAGATAAAAAGCATGTTGACTTGCAGTTAAACCGCTTGCTGAATATTCACCGTAAACATATATGATGTCTCTATCCCTATCGATTGCTAAGAATACTACAGCCGTTGGAGCAAAGAACCCTACATCCATGCCATATACTTTAGGCCAATGTTTAGGTATGTCAAAAAGCTCTTCCATAGGCACTACGAAATCTTTTTCAGGCACTTGGTATACAAGGCCTGTACCAACAGTCGGTATTCCTTTTTCTCTAGCTTCAAGCTCATGAGGTTTTAACGTAGCTCTAAGCCTATCTTTAGTTTCTTGTGCAAGATATGGGTTATCATCCCAAGTAGCTTGTATGTAATATTTGCCGTTCATGATAGTTTCAGGAGTAGTTTTGATTACTTCTTCTGTCATTAACTCGGCTAAGGTTTTTGTTTGATTATTGTCTTCTTGGGGTTTTGCTGATTTATATTCTAAGAAATAAGCCATTAACTGTGTATATCCTTTCAAAGGCGTCATAGTTAAAATAAGTTTGCCTTGTCCTTTTCCATCAACATCAGATAACCTCATTTGACATTCTAAAAATACATCATGAGGAGCTTCTTCATCTAAATGTATTAAATGGCATCTAGCACCTTGGAACTTCTCTCTACCTTGCTTATATGACTTAAAGTATAAGCTAGAAACTCCACCACTCTTATGTTTTACATGAACATAATCAACAGCTCCGTTAACTCCAGCTAGCATTGCTTTTTTTACTATCAAACTTGGATGTATTAAGCCTTCAACAAATCCGTCTTCATGAGAATATCCGCCTAATAACTTGTACTGTAAAACGTTTCTTGTTATTTCGTAGTTCTCAGAAGCTACCCAAACTACGATAGGATGATCAAACCTATGACCTTCCCACCAAGATGGATAAATACCTGTTAAGTGCATAGCGTCCTCAATACAACCGCAGTATGTTTTACCTGTTCTGTTACCTGCTAAAAACAGTCTTTCAATCGCTTTGTTACCAGCATTATGAAAAGATAATTGTTTCTCTGATGGTTTGTAATAGCCAAAAGACAGCATCCCAACATCATGGTAAGCTATGCTTAAGTCAGTTTTTGATATATTATAAATATTCATATGGAATTTCCTCGTAACAACGGTATTATAACACGAGAAAAAATAAGTTGCAAAGTAAGTAAATATTAAATAGATTTGATTTTAGGGTTTAGGGTGTTTACCTTTTTAAACTTAGATAATTTGAAAACAACAAAACTGGTTCAGTTTTGCGCCGTATCCTAAACCCGACTTCCAAAAAATAGCAAAAACGAAGAAAAAAGAGTTAAGAAAAAAGTGCCTAAAATTGATTACATAAGCTTCGTTATGGAAATTGTTGCTAAATTGTCACTCAGTTTTAAAGACAAATATTAAAAAATTAACTATAATTCAAACCCATTACACTCCGCAACAATACCTTTAATAATCGCCATTTTCTCATCAGGTACTTTCTCAAATACGTTGAATTTCATTTTTCCAAAATCACTAGCAAGTTTTACCGAATTTAATGTCTTAATCAAATTATGTATTTCCTCTCTCGGCAAATTCTCATCTTCAAGCAATCTGTTCGTAAGCTGAGCTATAATTACACCAACATCATCAACGTTGCTTATTGTTCTCTGAACACCTGCAACACTTATCTCGTTAATCCACTGCTTCTTAAATGGCACAAGCTCCTTAAAGTATATTTGATGCGCCCATTGTTCTCCAGACTCTAGTGCCGTCATTAACACCTTATAAGCTTTGTCAGTATCCCTACTTGCCATCTCTCTTAGCTTCAATGAAGCAGCTTTTAGCTTATTCATTGAGCCTTTTGGTCTTCCGTTTGGATTACTTACTTTGCCTTTCTTAAAACTATGCTTCATCTACGTTTTCTTATATTTTTATTATTATTTATAACATACTTACTTTAAAATGTTAATAATAAGGGTCTTTCAAGCTTTTTAACGTTAGTGCGCGCTTCTCTTCTTGAAACTTACGCTTGAATTCAGTTAAAGCTAACAAAGGGTCTTTGTAACCTAAGTTAGATACACTAGCGTTTAACTCAGACTCAGAGATAGCTTTCTTAGGTTTAGGTTTTAACCTTAACTCCTTTGTTCTAGTATAAATTGCTTTAAGCTCTGGCTGTATTCTACAAATAGCATCAAAAGTATATTTACTTATTCCAAGACGCTTACACGTATTCTCTAAAGTTAGCCCACTTTCTAATAATTGAGTAACTTCAAGCAATTTCTCCGCACTAAATGCTTTTACTTTTTTTGGCATACTCTTCTCTTAACTTCTTTATTTTCTCCTGAGCTCTTAGCTCTTCCTCTTTTGTAACAGTTCCAGTAATAATACCATATAAGTCATAAACGTTTCTTCCTTCCTTAATGATACGTAAATACCTTTCCTGTTTCCTATACCACAACAAAAAATAATGTGCCACCATTGGATCTAAACCTGTAAATTCTATCAACTCTCTAGTTGATTTCTTCTTTAAAGGAACTGGGTTTTTTATGTCTAAAGCCCATAAGCTCTTCCTGAGAATCTTGTACAGGTCGTACATTTTTATCATCATATAATCACTCTACAAAAGTTAATTACCTTCTAGCACTATATCAACTTTTACCAATTCCTTTACCTATACCAAGCTATGCATATCACTTCCCGTCCTTATCATTCATATAAGACACAGATATAAATAACGCAAGCATAGCTATTAGCATAAATACAAATGTTGTCATGCTTTACCTCCTAAAATGGTATTTCGTCATCAGGCAAATCGTCTTTAGACAAAGTATTCGTGCTTGCTTCTTTCTTTTCTGGAATAGTCATATAATTGCCGTACTCCTTATGATCAGCTGTTAAAGCGTATTTTATCTTATTCTTATCACTATATTTTCCACTCTTATCTTTTTCTACTCCCACTTTAACTAGGCATACCATATCGTCTAGTTCTTTCAGAGATACTTTACGGGCAGCAACGCTAAGCATAGAAGTATCTTTTGAAGAAATACCTTTTGCAGACTCAATTAAGCCACGCAATAAAGACTTACCGCTATTGCCCCATATGTCTTTCCCTTCTTCATTAACTTTAGTTCCTTTAAAGCCTATTAGCTGTATTATGTTACGGTCTTTATATTCGCCATCAACTACCACGAAGCTTGCCTTTAAACCTATTGAGCCTGTAACTTCGTTATGTGTTAGTGCATTGTCTTCTCCATATCCTCCGTAAGTAATGCCCATTCTTACTTTGACTATGCTTCCGTCTGGTATTAGCGGAAACTCTTTTTTCTGTGGTTCTACTGTGTTAAAATCTGTCATTATTTATCTCCTGTTTTTAATTTGTTTATGCGTTTTTCTATCCCTTGAAGTGCATATATTCTCAATTCCTCAAAGAATTCATCAAGAAAATGAGAAGATTCTTCGCAATGAAGTGCTAAGAACGATAATTCCTTTGCAAGTACAAGACCTAGTGTAGATGCTATTCTACCATCTTTATCTTTTTTGTAGCCAAAGCTATGTACCTCATCCCCATTAGGAACAAGAAATATAAAAGGGTAATTATTAATATTTTTAGATTTGATATAGTCACTTATTCCTCTATGCCATTTTTTGATATCTTTATTCATTTTTTATCTCCTATGCTTCGATTAGTTTTGTTATGTTAGTTTGATATTTCAGCAGGAATGTTCCTATTCTTCCTGAACGATTTTTTGCTACTATCAACTCTATTGCTTTTTCAAAGTTGTTATAGTGTGCTGGTTGCTCATCTGGCTTATGCAGGAAAATTACTACATTAGAATCTTGTTCTATTGAACCTGAATCTCTTAAGTCTGATAAGATTGGAGTTGAATCACTTCTTTTTTTATGTTCTCTTGATAATTGAGATAAGATTACTATTGTTATTTTTAATTCAGAGGCAAATCGTTTTAGGTTATTAGTAATTTGCTCTATCTCAGCTACTCTGTTTCTTTCATAGCCGCTTAAATGTACTAACTGTAGGTAATCAATTATAACTACTTTAACTTTTTGCTGTAAGCTAAGCTTTCTGCATTTTAAGTAAAAACTAGCTAGATCAGTTATGTGATCGGTAAAGATACAAATATCATCTTCTGTGTTGTCAATATACTTTCTGACTTCATTGTAACGTTCTTCTGTCTTTTGTTTATCTCTATATGAAATACCAGTTTTAATTGAGAAAATTCTTTGTACTACTTCTTCTTTTGACATCTCAAAAGACCACAAAGCTACTTTATGTTTTAAGGAAGTTATATTCAAAGCTAAGTTAACCGCAAATGCACTTTTACCAATCCCAGTTCCAGCACCCACAGTTATCAATTGGCCAGGTTTAAAACCTTCTATAATTTCATCTAAACGCTCATATCCAGTTTTTATAATATCAGGTTCTTTATGATTTAAAGCTTTTAGAAGCATAGTTTTATAGTCTTCTTCTTCTATTTCAGGAATGATTGAATCTATAGTTAATTCAGCTTTATTTGAAACTTGATTAACTATACTTTGTAAGTCAGAAAAATTAGTTGTACACTTAAGTTTACTAGTGGCCTCTTCATACTGTAAAAGCATGATTCTTCTTAAATATTGTTCTTGTACCTTCTTAAAAACACCTTCTGCAACAAAGGCATCACCAAATAAAGTGATAGCAAATAGTTTACACTCATTAACCCATTCTAATTTGGTAAAGTTTTGATTCGCTAATATGCTGTCCCAATCAGATTGAGTTATAGAGTCAATAGCACACTTTATTTCAGTTAGAGATTTACCTTCTTCAATGTATAACTTTACTGCCTTAAAAATAGTTGCATTAAATTCAATGAGAAAATGCTCTGCTCTTAACATCTTAGCTGCTAATACAGCTGCATTTTCATATTGCAGCATTAAGCCTATAGCTTTCTTTTCATTGGTAATATCGTTATCCAAAATTTCATTTAATTTATTTTCATTCTCATTAGTCATAATTATAGCCACCTTATTTCGTTTCCTTGCTCTAGTGTAGTGTTCATTGCTTCAATTCTAATTTGGTTAATGTATTCGGTAGTATTTGTTTTATTATCCAAATTGCCTTTTTTAATGCCGTATTCTCTTTCAACTGCTTTTATCATGTATTGGATAAAACCATTTCTACCCCCGTAGATTAACTTGTCGGGTTGTTTTTTAAGAATATTTTGAATGACGTTAACTACGTCAATACGACTAAATTCTTCTCTGCTACTGACGTAAATAATTTCATCTAAGGCTTCATTGTCAAACTTGAATTTAGCAAGAGGTATAGCATAATGCATTTTCCCATCTAGACCTCGTACCCTTTTTCTAGGTATTCCGTCTTTAATGATAGTTTTTGAACTAGATAACAATGTTTCTGCTGATGTTATACTTGAGCTGTAACAGTCTCTGAAATGATTTTCTTGCTGTGAAGTTGTTACGCTCTCTTCATTGATCATTAAATCACCAAAATTACAGCTGATAATTTCCTGATTATTTTCATTGTCGCTGACAATGATATGATCATTACAATTATCATTGTTATCTTTATTGTTATAATCTTGTTTATTATCATTATATATAGATGCGGTAATTTTTTTCGCTATAACAGGTAATTTTTTACTGCTTATAGAGTAATTTTTTTCGCTTTCTTGAGGTACATTTACTTCATAAAAAAGCTCAGGATTTACTAGTCTTTTTTCTCCATCGGTAGTTAATTTTATTTCATAGCAATAAGACATTTTTATCTCTGCTATATATCGGTGGTATGTATGTTCAAATATATCGGTCAGTTGACTAAGTATATTTGCATTTTGTCTTGGAGAACAATCAGTAATCTCAGATATAAAATCATGAGTAATATAAATTACTCCGTTTTCACTCTTTTTTATTAAACTATATAGCTCTGCTAGTAAGAACTTCGCTTGCTTATTGCCTATAGTTTTTGTTCTATCATTAGCTCTCGTTATATGCTTAGCTGCTTTTATAATTTGATCATAAGTAAGTTCATATTTTTTTGTTTTTGCACTGAAATAGTACAAATTATTTATAGGTGTTCTTTTGACGATAGCTTTACTCATATTACGCTCTCCCTATGCAATTTAATTTTCCTTGTAGAAATTTTTGGCTCATTTCTAGCTCTATTAGTCTCTTCACTAATTCATCATGTACATCACGCTTTACTACTTCGAATATAAAATCTATATAGTCTTCATCTGAACCATCTAGAGCTACCTTTAACTCTGCCCAAGCAAGCATAATTATATGTAAAGGGTAGTCTATTTCTTCACGCTCCGTCGATCCTTGAGGAAAACATGAAGCAAGTTCCTTTCCTTTCTTTATATTTGTGTCTAAAACCGCCAAAAGTTCTTGTGGCGTTATGTCTGGCCTAATTAATTCCATGTTCTCCCTCTTCTTCTAATATTAAATCTACAAGTTTTTCTAAGTCGTGATAAAAATGTAACACGCTCTCTTTTTGTCCCATTACAAGCCTTATTCGCTTGGCTATAAGCCTTATTTCCTCTTCATTACGCATAGTAATACCTTTGTATTGGTTGAATGTGTGTTACGGCTAGAATGCTTTTGTCGCTTTGAGTAACTTTTAATGATGCCGAGAAACAGACCTGTGTATTTGGTATTAGCTTCTCGCAAGGCTTTAGTTGGTTCCCTCTAAGAAAAGCACTACAATGAGCAAAACGTATAGTTCCGCTTCTGTTGTATGCGTCTTTAAATGAAAGTTTCATAACTGGAGTATCGCTATCCGAAGTATCTACTAGCTCGCTACCTATAAACGTTGCATAAAACTTCATGCAGTCGCTAGTCTCTGGTTCTAAAGGGCAAATGAATAAACGTTTGTTTCCATCAAAAGGTCGGTAGTCTTTTTTTATAAGATCAAGTTGCTCTAGGTTAGTTAAATGAGTTCGTAATTGTCTAGGATCTTTGAATCCAAGTTTTTCGGCATACTCTTTTTGATCCATATAGAAGTACCCGTCTGGTTCTACCTCTTCCGTGGCCAGTTCAAGCCATACGGCTCTCTCCGTTCCCTTTACTCCTAGTTTAGATAAATTTGTTTTGATCTTTTTCGTTATATTCATCTTGACAAACGTTAACTTTTTTTTTTCACTTTTTTATAAAAAGACGCTTGACTAACTGAAAAAGTACATGTAGGATAGGAAATATATTACCGCTCCTCGTATAAACACTATAAGGGCGTTTATTGATCGGAAATATATACAGTAAGTAGTATATTGAGTCGTAAGTTTAAACCTTTTAGATTTACCACCCTGTTCCTCGTAAGTACTAGGGGTCTCAATATACGACAAGCTGCTTTACTAAAAATACTCGTCCTGGCAGACAAATAAATTCAATAAATACCTAAGGTGTACTTTTATTAGTGCGCCTTTTAGGTCTTTGTACATACTTATTAGGTACGTATCGATTATTTTATCTCTCCCTTTTTAATATTGCAAGCACTATTTTTATTTTTTTGTAAAAAAGTTACTATCACTGGTTGCGAATTTATCACTTAAAATACATAGCCAGAAATTGAGCTACCATAGGAGCAAATAATAGCCCTAATATGGTATACTGCATCCATTTCATAGTAGCAAACTGCGTGGCCAAAACTTTTAACTCTGATCTAACTTCTGCTATATCGGCTTTTAGTTCAGTTTTAACTTCCGCTATTTCTGATCTTAGAGAAACTTCTAGAACTTGTATTTCTGATCGAATTTCTTTTATCTCGGACCTTACTTCTCTAATATCTTGCTTAGTAGCTAAATTATCGCTTGAAGAATTAAGAGTTTTTACAATAGCTTCAGCCATCTTTTTAGATGCCCCTGCTTCCACCATTTTCTCTACTGCTTCGTGCGTATCTAGTATCATTTTCAGTTCATGTTTTTCGTCACATATAAAAACTCTACTCCTCTAAAATTATTATGTCAATAGAGAAAATATATTTTTCTTGAAAAAAATTTAAATTCTGTTATTTTAAATAAAACTAAAATTTTATTATCAAAATGGAAAAAGAAAAATTAATACAGATGATTCAATTAATAGATGGAACATTTTCTATTTCAGAGAGACGTATTTTTATTGAATTAATAGAATTATCTATAAATGATGAAGCAGTTGCTACAGTGGAATTTTTAAAAAATAAAACTTCCTTTTCAAATACGACAGTATATATA